AATTACAACACGAACTTTTAAAAGAAATTGCAATTTATTTGAATAATATTAGTAAATTTACAATTCATAATTAACTATAATTTTTACCGCTTATGATTTTATGGTTGTAAGCGGTTTTTTTGTATCTTTGTTTTATGGCATACGATAAAAAAGCAATATTTGAAAAAGCAAAACAAGCTATAATAGACAACTCTTTATATTTTATTGAGGATGTTGTTGCTTTTTTGCCTATTGTTAAGGTTACTTTTTACGATTATTTCCCCGTAGATTCTAACGAAATGAACGATATAAAAGAACTTTTGGACGATAATAAAATATCAATGAAAGTTAAACTCAGAAGGAAATTAAGTGAAGGAGACAAGGCTGCTGAGATTTTAGCTTTGTATAAATTAATTGCCACAGAGGATGAAAGACGTGCTTTATCTATGCAGCACGTTGACCACACAACTAAAGGCGAGAGCTTAAATGTGATTTCTCTCGGTTCAGGAATAAATCCAAATGAATAACAGAAATAGTTGGAAACAAGTTTAATATGAAATTAATTCCAAAACAAGAAAATGCGGTCTACTTCTTAAAGGACTCTTCAACAAAAGAGATACTTTACGGAGGGGCTGCTTAATTGCCCCCTTATTTAATTATAGGGGGGCAAAAATAAGCAGGTGGAGGTAAAAGTGCATTAGGCGTTTTGTGGTTAATCGAACAATGCCAAAAATATCCCGGAACACGGTGGTTGATGGGTAGGGCAAAACTAAAAACACTTAAAGAAACTACTTTAAATACTTTCTTTGATTTATCCTCACAATTAAAAATATCCAATCAATTTACATTTAATGGTCAAAACGGAATAATATACTGGAATAATGGAAGCGAAATTTTATTAAAAGATTTGTATTCATATCCAGCGGACCCTAATTTTGACAGTCTTGGATCGTTAGAAATTACAGGCGCATTTATAGATGAGTGTAATCAAATATCATTTAAAGCGTGGCAAATTGTAACGTCACGCATTCGTTACAAGCTAAATGAATTTAATCTAATTCCAAAAATATTAGGAAGTTGTAACCCTGCAAAAAACTGGACTTATTCTAAGTTTTATATTCCAAACTCAAATGGAACAATAAGCGATACTAAAAAATTCATTCAATCTTTACCGACTGATAATCCAAATTTACCTGCTTCTTATTTAGAATCATTATTGGCATTAGACGAAAATAGTAAACAACGTCTTTACTATGGAAATTGGGAGTACGATAATGACCCGAGCAAATTAATTGACTACGACAAAATAAACAACTGCTTTTCAAATGAATTTATAGAAGCTGGGCAAATGTATATAAGCGCTGATATTGCACGTTACGGCAGCGATAAAATGGTGGTTTGTGTATGGTCAGGTTTTAGAGTCGTTGAGGTGTTTTCTTTGTCTAAAAGCTCGGTAATCGAAACAGCCGAAGCGATACGAGGTTTAGCAACTAAATGGAAAGTTCCAAACTCAAATATAATCGCTGATGAAGATGGAGTAGGTGGTGGAGTAATTGATATTTTAAAATGTAAAGGTTTTGTGAATAATTCACGTGCTTTAAAAGAGGAAAACGTAATTGTTGAATATCAAAATCTTAAAACGCAATGTTATTATAAATTAGCTGCTAAAATTCAAAATAACGAAATTTACATAAATTGTACTGATGGCACTATGCAGGATGACATTATTAAGGAATTAGAGCAAGTTAAACGTGATAAAATTGATAGTGATGGTAAGTTAAGAATAGTACCAAAAGAGAAAGTAAAAGAGAATATTGGACGATCTCCAGACTATTCCGATGCCTTGGCTTTTAGGATGTATTTTGAATTAGCACCTAAATTTTTCACATTCTAATATATTTATTTATATATTTACATAAAATTTAACTACAATGGCAGTAAATAGATTAAGGTTGGCTTGGGATGCTTTAATGAACCCAAATAAAAACTATTTTAACGAGGCTCTTTATAAAATGGTAGGGATGCAAACTACCACTTACAATTCTACACTTGAAACATTAATTGTAAAAGGGTACGGGGAAAATCCTGACGTTAACGCGATAGTTAACCAAATGGCATCGAAAAGCACCGCAGTGCCTTACATTATTAAGCCGGTTGAAAAAGATGAAGTTTATAAGCAAATAAAAAGATTTCCAAACAACCCTACTTTTTTACAACAAAAAAAAATAGACCTACTTAAAAAAGAAGCTTATGAAGATATTGAACAAAAAATGCCATTGGATAAACCAAATCCAAATCAAACATGGGAGGAATTAATTTATTTGTATAAAATTTATTTGAAAGTATGCGGAAACGTATATTTATATAGATTGTCTAATCTTATAGGGCAACCAATAGGATTATATATTTTACCGAGTCATTGGGTTCAGATTGTTTTAAAAAGCAATGCTTCGAGTTTGTCAATTGAAGACCCTATTGATTATTACATAATGGAACAAGGAAATAAGTTTGTAAAATTTGATAGCGACAGTATAATTCATATCAAACGTTCAAATCCCTTTTACAATCAAAACGGTTCACATTTATACGGTTATAGCGAGTTAATGGCAGCTATTCGAAATATCAATAGTTCAAATAGTGGAATTGACAATAACGTTAAAACAATGCAAAACAGCGGTGTTTATGGATTTATTCACGCTGGAGACGGGCAAAGTCCTTTAACGCCTGAACAAGCGCAATCTTTAAAAGATAGGCTTGTGGATATGGACAATAACACAAATCGTTTGTCTAATATAGCTGGAGCAAGTGCAAAACTAGGATTTACAAAATTATCGTTAACTACCAATGAATTGCAACCTTTTGCGTTCCTTAGTAACGACAGACGTGCTTTGTGTAACTGTCTTAACTGGCCTATTGACTTATTGAATGAAGAGCGTAGCGGAACTGGATTTGGAGTTGATGGAGTTATTGAGGCACGCAAACGAGCTATTACCGATAACATTAAACCTGATTTGGATTTGCTGGCAGGTTATCTAAATTTAGAATTTATACAAAAATTCAAAGGATACGAAAAATCAGTAATTGAGTTCGATATTAGCGAACTTCCAGAAATGCAGACCGATATATCCAAAATGATAGAATGGATGATAAAAGCTCCATTGACATTGAATGAAATTCGGGAAGCGATTAATTATGAATCTATGGATGATGAAAATATGGATGTTATCTATATTAGTTCCACCTCGAAAAGAATTGATGATCCAAGTGTAACAGATATGATAGATGGACAAGCTTAGACAACGCCAAGAAATAATAGCCTATCGAATAGTAAGGCGTAATGTTTTGAAAATTACAAATGGGATTCCGTTTAACAATATGGGTAAATTGACTTCTGAAGCGTTAGTAAATTCAAATGTTACGATTAGCCAAATAAAAGAAATGTTCATTGAAATTTACACGACACTTGGAAAACCTCAGTACAAAAGAAGTCAAAAGGATGGAATTGATTTTGAAATGATTATTTCGCAGTGGTTAAATGATAGTGCAGGTTTAAGGATTGTTTCAGTACATCAAACTTTGATTGATTCAATTGTGCAAGTAATAGCTAAAGGGTATGAAGATAACATTTCAGTTGCCGCTATCACACGAAATTTGCAAAGGCAGTTTGGATGGTATAAATACCAAGCGTTAAGAATCGCAAGGACTGAAACCACAACAGCTACTAATTACGCAACTGTTTTAGCTTCTCAAAATTCCGAATACCAAATGGTAAAGAAATGGATTTCAGTACAAGATGCAAGAACGCGAAGACCGCCTCACTCAATTTATGACCATTTAGATATGAACGGTCAAATAGTTGATGAGTTTAGTCCTTTCTTTGTGGGTGGCGAAAATATAGATTTTCCAGGTGACCCAAAAGCAAAAGCGGGTAATGTCATAAATTGCCGTTGCAAGATAGTTTATGTATTAAAAGAAGATGAAAACGGTTTACCGATAAGAAAAATAAAAAAGTAGTTATTTATACTAAATAAAAATAATTTAATATATTTGTGTTATGGAACTAAAACAATTATCAATAGATATTAAGGATTTAGACGAAGCAAAAGGTATCGTAAAAGCCTATGCCAACACTTATAACTTCAAAGATAGTGATGGGGATATTTCTGCTTATGGTAGTTTTGATAAAACAGTAGCCGAAAACTTTAAGCGTATTCGAGTGCTAAAAGACCATAACCCTACGATGATGATAGGAGTTCCTTTGTCGATTGATACAAAAGATAGTTATGGTCTGTTAACAACTTCGCAATTTAATATGAACAAGTCTTTAGCAAAAGATATGTTTCAAGACATTAAATTGATGACTGATAATGGTTTAAATGCTGAACTATCGATAGGTTACAAAGTATTACAACGTGACCAAAAAGACAAAAGCATTATCAAAGAATATAAATTAATGGAATATTCTTTTTTATCAAGTTGGGGAGCAAACCAACTATCAACAGTACAAGATATTAAATCAATTAAGTCACATTATGGAATAATGGAACTAATTGAGAAATCATATAATTTGGATTATTCTGATGACAGATTAAGACAAATTGAAACATTATTAAAAGCACTCTCGGAAGAGCCGTCAGAAACTGGCACTTTGATTGAACAGCCGCTTATATTGGACACGTTAAAATCATTTACAAACTCATTAATCCTTAAATAAAATGGACGAGAAATTATTGGCCGAATTGGCAAACATAAAAACAGGCTTGGAAACAAAAACAGCCTCAGAAGTAAAAAGCGCAATCGAAGCTTTTGAAACCAAAATGACAGCATCTACAAAAACAGCTTTTGAAGCTGAATTGAAATCTGTAAAAGACGCTTTAGAATTGAAATTTGCTGCAGACTTGAAAGTTGTTCAAGATCACGCTAATTTATTAGATGGAAAATTGCAAGAAAAACAATTGCAATCAACTAAAAATGAAGATTCTTTAGTTAAATCAATTGAAATGAACTTTAAAGGAATTGCAGAAGTTCGTAAAGGAAATACGCTACAGACAAAAGTAGTCGGTAATATGACGTTGGGAGCAAATCTTACTGGAGCACAACCAAAAGATTATAACCTTGATGTTGTAATGATTCCCGGGCAATTGGTTAACGTTTCAGACTTGGTTGGAAGTGTTAATATCTCAGGTGGTACTTATACCTACCCAAGAGAGGGAGCTGGAGAAGGCTCAATCGCGACTCAAACAGAAGGCTCTTCTAAATCTCAAAGAGATTATGACTTTACTATGGTAGATTTGAATACTGACTTTATTGCAGGATTCACAAGATACAGCAAAAAAATGGCTAATAACTTGCCTTTCTTGACTTCGTTTATTCCAAATGCTTTGAGAAGAGATTATGCAATTGCTGAGAATAGTGCTTTTAACACTGTTTTAGCTGCTGCTGCAACTGCATCGACTGAAATTATTACAGGCCAAAACAAAGTTGAAATGTTGATTGCTGAAATAGCAAAACAAGAGGCTTTGAACTATCCTGTTAACGGTATCGTTGTAAGACCTTCTGATTATTGGGATATTTTAATCACTGAAAAATCTGCGGGTGCAGGTTACGGATTGCCGGGTATCGTAACTCTTGACGGTGGTCAATTGAGAATTAATGGCATTCCATTGTTAAAAGCGAACTGGTTAGCTGCTAACAAGTACTACGTTGGTGATTGGTCACGTATCAATAAAATCGTAACCGAAGGACTTTCTTTAGAATTTAGCGAAACTGAGGGAACTAACTTTGTAACTAACAACATTACAGCACGTATTGAATCACAAGTAGGATTAGCAGTTGAGCAACCAGCAGCTATCGTTTACGGAGACTTTACAGCCGTTTAGTTAGGTTGAATTAGTAATTTTAAAACCGTTGCAGTTTGTAACGGTTTTTTTTATATCTTTGAAATAAAAACAATGAAAAAATACAAAGTAATCAAGCCGTTTTTTAAATTGTCCGAAAAGAAAAACTATGAAATAGGGGATACTATTGAACTTTCAGATGCCGATGCAAAAGCAATGAATTGGTATGTGATTGAAATTAAAACAAAGAAATAATGACCAGTTATTTAGACGTAATATCGTTAGAACAAGCAAAATTATACTTAAAAATTGATTCGCTTCAAACGGAAACGGATAATGAAATTACAAGTATGATTAATAGTTCTTTGTCGTTTATAGAAAAGAGAACAGGACATATTTTTAAGACTAAAACTAAAACTTTTTATAGTTGCGCATTGGTTAATAGTGTGATTGTTTATGATTGCCCAATAATTAATGCTCCAACAGGAACTCAAACAAGACAATTAAATTCAATTGTACCAACTGTTAACGGATCAGTTGATTTGGAATTAGGATATACTGATTTTGATGATGTTCCAAGTGAGTTGATTGATGCTGCTTTGCAGTTACTTAAAGTATGGTTTTATGAAAGCGAAACACAAAGTAATACTACTTTGATTCCATTAAGTGTGATGCAAGCAATTGACGTAAATAGAAGATTTGTATGATAGCTAGAAAATACACAAAAGCCATTTCAATTTGGAAAACTACAAACGTTCCAGACGGTTACGGTGGCTCAACAGTTACCGATGCTTTGATTTATTCAGTATGGGCAAATGTAGGTACAAAAAGAGCTTATAGACAGAATGAAAGCGGGCAAAACGATAACTTTGTTCAAACTGTATTTACTATTCGTAACCGTTATGATATTGAACTATCGATAAAAGATAATTTTATAAAATACAATGGTTTGATTTATAATATTGATTCTATTTTAAATCAGGATTTGAATAATATTGATATTGAAATATATGGTACTCAAAGGAATTAATGAAGTAATATCAAACCTAAGAAATTACGGCAAAGAAGCTGAAAAAGACATTGAAGGCGTTACTGAATTAGTAGCAAGGAATATCGAGAGTTACGCAAAATCACAAGCTCCTGCAAACTTTGGCAAATTAGGGCAGTCCATACAGGCTATCGAAATAGACAAGACACATTGGAAAATCGAAGCGGGAGGGATATTAGCACCATACGCACCATACGTTGAATTTGGAACAGGTGGTTTAGTGAATGTTCCAGAGGAAATGAAAGAGATTGCAATTAAGTTTAAAGGAAAGGGTATTAAGCAGGTTAATTTAAGAGCAAGACCATTTTTGTATCCATCACTCTTAAGGGGTCGAAAAGAATATTTAGATAAATTGAAATTAGTATTAAACAAATATGCCAAAACCAAATCCAAATAAGCACATAAGAAAAGCGATTTGCGACCTTGTGAATCCTGTTTATCCTTGTTTTGATATGCAGGTAACAGGAAATCTAAACCCTACGCAATACGTTCTTATTTCGACACAAGATAAAGAAGATACAAACCCGAATAAATGTGCGCATCGTTGGGAAGTTGCTACTTTATTAGATATAGTTTGCATTTATAACGGTGCAGGAAATACAGGCTCACGGGTTGCAAATGACGATATGGAGCAAGCTATAAGATCGCTTTTAGAAAACATCCAAATAGATGGTTATAACGTGTTAATTCAAAACTTTGAATACTCTTCAAATTTAGATAACATTACATCAACTCAAGTAGTGTATCGAAATTTTATTAGATTGATATTAACATTAGAATAATTTAACTATATTTACAAATAATTTAAAACTTAAATATCATGGCTATCAAAGGCGAAAAAGGAATTATCTACATTTATACGGGTGCTGCCTATAAGCCAGTAGCCTGTTTGACTTCAAACAGTTTAAACACGACTGTTTCAATGATTGAATCACAAACAAAATGTTATCCGGGAGTTGTGAAAAAAACAGCAGGAACATTTAGTTATTCGATTGACGCAGAGGGCGAGTATATCGACACCACAACAGTAGGAGGGGATACCGCCAAACAATCTCATGATGCTTTGTTTTTATTGCAACAAGCTAAAACACTTGTTGAATGGAAATTAGACACAAATGTGGATAATGCTACAAGTGTTAAGTATTTCGGAAGCGGTTATATTACTGACTTAAGCGCAACTTTTGGAAGTGGAGATGAAGTATCAACATTTAGCGCAACAATTGACGGAGACGGAGCAATTGTGCTTACAGACCCTAACGCCTGAACTAGCGTTTTCAATAATGTTTTTAGCAGTGAATTTGCTTAACTTTAAATTAAAAAAATGACAAATACAGCATTAAAGGCGCAAATTGACAGCGAAATTACAAATGAAACGACCCCCGCAGGAATAACTCCAACAGACGTAGGAACAAATTTAAAATCAGTTGTTGATTATGTTGACCAAGAAATAAAGACAAAAGTAATTAAGACTATTATTTCAGAGGCTCAAATATTATCTTTGTTTGATAGTCCAATAACTGTTCTAGATTCTTCTGATGCTGGAAAAGTAAAGTTTCCAATTTCAATTTATATTAAAAGAAATGCAGGAACGGCATATACATTGGCTACCACTTCATTTGCAGTAATAAATGATTTAGGTACTTCTTTGAGCGCAAATATAAATCCTAATCCTATGGCAAATACTTCGGATGGTTTTTTTCAATCATATATAAATGTAAATCAAAACTTTAGCGGGGTAGACAAGAATAGCCTTTATAAATTGAGAGCTAATACAGGAAATCCAACAGGAGGCACTGGTGCGTTAGATGTTTATGTTACCTATATTGAAATTACTCAATAATTATGAAAAAAATAAATTTATTTATCGGAGGTCAGTATCGTGACTTTTATTTTGGGTTAGGATTTTTAGGTACTCTTTTGGAAAAGTCAGGTTTAGAAATGCACGAGATAGATGCAAAAATACAGGGTAATCCATTTAAATGGATTCCTGAGATTATGTTTCATTCTTTAGCTTATGGCTATATTAGAGAAAATAAAATTCCTGATTTTGATGTTCAAAATGTAGTTAATTGGATTGATGAGGATGCTAACGCAATGGAATTATTAAAAAGTTTCAATACTGCATTTAAACAATCGTTAATTAAAGATGTGCCAGCACAACCGGAAGATGTTAAAAAAAAAGTAACGAAAAAATAAACTGGGCAGAAGATGTGATTTCTTTTGCTTTAGGAGAGTTAAAATGTCCTGATTTGGATTTCGTTTACGATATGACGTGGGCAGAATTTCAAATCAGGCTTTTTGCGTATAAAAGGCAAGATTTATATAAGTGGCGTATGCTTCGTGAAATGATGTGGACTTCTTATATTGCGCCCCATCAAGACCCTAAAAAAATGCCTAAACGAAAAGAAATTTTCTTACCTTTGAATGGAGACAAAAAAACTACAGAGGGAGTATCACAAGAGCATAAAGAGCAATTTTTAAAAGCGTATCAAAAATGGCAACAGGCGGTAAATTAGAAGTAGGCATTGGGGCAGATATTACTGATTTTCAAAAGAAAATTAAGGAGGTTGAGTCGGATATTAGAGAACTATCTAAGGTAAAGCTAGACCAATTAAAACTTGGACTAGATACCAAAGAAATTAATGCTCAAATTAAAGACGCTAAGAACTCATTAGCTACTTTGAAAGATTCCGTAGGCAAAACAGGTAATGCAATTGGTGGACAATTTACAAAACAAACTGCCAACGGTTCAAATGCTCTTATGCAATTTTCACGAATTACACAAGATGCTCCTTATGGAATTATGGGTATTGGTAACAATATCACATCTACAGTTGAGGCTTTCGGTCATTTAAAAAACTCTACAGGTTCTACAGGCGGCGCATTAAAGGCTTTAGCGTCATCTTTAATGGGCAGCGGAGGTATTTTATTAGGAGTTTCTTTGCTTACAACAGGGCTTACCTTATTATCTCAATCAGGCTTAAGTATTGGAGACATGTTTAATAAACTTATAGGGGATTTCGATGAATTTGGTGGAGCTATTAAAAAAGCAAGTGAAGATGGTGTAAAAGCAACAGCCGGAGAAGTTTTTGGATTAAAAGCATTAGTTTCGGCAGCACAAAATAAAGCGTTATCCGATAAAGAAAGACTTATTGCTGTAGAAGATTTGCAAAAACAATATCCGGGTTATTTTGGTAATTTGACCAAAGAACAAATAATGACTTCTAATTTGACCGGTGTTGTAAACGAACTTACAAAAGCATTAGTCAATAGATCAATTGCTGAAAAGTTAGCGAGTGCAAGCGCAGATATTCAATTAGGTATTTATAAAACAAATGCTGGTTTACTAAAACAAAAACAAGAAACTTTAAAACTTGAAAAAGAATTAGCCACATTAGTAGGTAATTCCACAAAAGACGAGCTTTATGCCGATAATCAGAAATTTATAGCCGTTACAAATTTAAACGGACAAATAAGAGCTTCTAAATTAGCCGAAAACGAGTACAGGACAGAAATAGTAAAAGGAACTAAAGCAATTGAACAAAGGCAAAATGTTATAAATCAATTAACAGCTTCGAGTTTAAAATTAGAGCAATCTCAAACAGGTGGAGGCAAAAAAGCAACAGGAACATTTAACACTCCGAAAGTTAGTGGCGCAAGTCAAATAATACCTATTGAATTACAGATACCTGCGGTAAATAATGCTCCAATAGCCGCCGCATTTACAGGGATTAGAGAAACAGTTTCAAGCGAATTATTAGCCACACAACAACTTTTGTATGATTTTAGCTTAGAGGTTAGTGATTTGATTGAAAACTCATTAGGTTCTGCATTAACAAATGTGGGAAGCTCTATAGGCACAGCATTAGCAGAAGGCACGAGCGTAATAGATGCTTTAGGCTCAAGTTTATTGCAAGCATTAGGAGGTTTTTTAAGTGAATTAGGAAAAAAAATGATTTCATACGGCTTACTTTTAGCAGGATTTGGTGCGGCTCAAAAGGCTTTCGAGGCAGGAGATGCTACGGTAAAAATTGGAGCTGGTTTGGCGATGGTTGCGTTAGGTATTGCCGTAACCGCAGCAGGTGGAGCAATCAACTCCATAGGTTCAAGAGGTATGTCAAAAGGCACATCATCCGCAACAGGCTCGACAGCAAACAGCACATCATCAGTTGGTGGAAGCACAGGGTTTTCAAGCAGTGGAAGTAGCGGGACTGTGGTGTTTGAAATAGCAGGAACTTCTTTAATTGGGGTTTTGAATAATACTACTCAAAGAAATTTAAGAATAGGAGGCAAATAAATGGAAAAATATTTTATTCAAAACGATTATACCGGATATTTGGTTCAGATATTTGAGGTTGGGTTTGCAGGAGTATCGACTGAAATATTTGGTAAAGTTTCATTTGACAAGGGTAATGTAGAGAACATACTTGACACCATAAGAGGCACAGGATTAAATTTACAACTTGAAGCAAATCCGTTACTAACATTTGAGGAATTTTCAGAAGCAGACGAAAAAACATACACAGTTACTGTAAAAAAAGGCAATCAAATAATATTCAATGGTTTTTTGAAGCCTGACGGAGTGACACAATCTTTTGTACGTGATATTTGGGTAGTAGATTTAGATTTTATTGACGGGTTGGGAACACTTAAGGATTTAGCTTTTGTAAAACCAAACGGGCTAAATTACACAGGCAAAATGTCAATGTTTGAAGTGATACAAGGATGTTTAGCACGCACAGGATTAGTAATGACAATTAATACGTTTATTGATGTTTATTATTTGGAATATGCAGGAACAAATATTTTAAAAGACACTTATTTAAGTGCAGACCGATTTTTTAAAATAGATGCTCAAACAACAGGAGGAGGTACTACTATGACGTGTGAAGAGGTTTTAAATTCAATATTAAATTTATTCTCGGCTTGTATTACTCAGCAGGATGGATATTGGTGGGTATATCGCCCAAATGATTTTTTAAATAAAGTAAAATTTATAGATAATTCATTGGACACAACATTCACAAAAAACTTATACAAAAAAGTAGGTTCTCAAATTGACAACTATTATCCACATCATTGCAATGCAAATCAACAAATACAAACAAAGGGTGCAATTTCTGCATATCGTTTAAATTACAAGTATGGTTTTAAACAAACTATAATAAAAAACCCTACGTTAAAACACGATACGGCTTTGGTTTTTGAAGATTGGGCAAAAGGTAGCGACTTAAACGCAGTCGCTTTTATAAATGATATAAATGATTTAGCAGGATTAAAAGCACAGCCTTTTGATTTTATTGATTATCTAATTAACGTATTAGGTTACCCAGTAGATTATCCATTTAGCTTTATGCCTATTTTATCTTCTGATTTTGTACCTATTTTAGCAGGTTCACCTTTAGAATTAAAAGTGGATTTGTCTTTAATGAGCGAAACAAACGCCAGTTTTGTATTTCAAATAGTTAGGTCTGATGGGTATTATATCCAACAAGACGGCAGTTGGACAACATCAGTAAGTGCTGTTGAAGTTGTAGTAGGGGGATTAGCCTCGGTAGGCAATGAAATAACAAACAATCAACAATGGACTTTATTGACAAATCAAGTCCCCGTTAACTGTTCTGTCAAAGTAATAATAAATCCTGTTTATAGCGGAGCACCAGGATTCAATGTTTTTCCTGTAGCAGAAATTCAATCGATACAATTAAACAATAATTACAATTATGATGGTCGTGTAGGAGAGTTTCATACAGTTGCTCGTTTAGTTTCTCCAAGTTCAATCATAAAAGAGAATCAAGAGGTTTATAATGGGGATTCAATAGGCGATGTTTTTGAAGGGGCAATTTACAAAAGTGACAAAACAACGCTTACAACACTTTGGACACGAAAAGGGAAGTTAGAAGAAAAATACTTATTGCGTATAAGCGCAGAGGACGATATGCGTATTCGGCAAAAGACAATTAAGACGTTTGAAGGCGATTTTTACGGATATTTACCATATTTATCAATAATTGAAATAAATAACGTAAATGGATTATTTATGTTTATAGAACACAGTTATGACACGGATAGCAATATCACAAAAGGAAAATTGCAGCAGTTTTATACAAGCGAGGTGTCCGACTTGCAATATGCTTTGACTTATGATTATGGAAATACAGTTAAGCCTTCAATTCGTTCATAATTTTTTAATATATTTGTTGTATGGATTTTTACAAAGGACAAGACAGGGTTTTATATATAAAAATATTAGGCGTTTATTTGCCTATAGCTTGTTTGCAGGATAATCCGTTCAGCGAAACAAGTGAGTTTATCGATACGACTACACGAGATAATAAAGGATGGACAACATCGCGGCCAAATATGCAATCTTATAGCATTTCGTTTAACGGAATCCAAGTGGTCACAAGTGTTGCTGGAGGGTTTTTTAATGTTGCAAGTTATGACAAATTAAAGCAATTGAAACGCTCACGTACTTTGTTAGAATGGAAAATAGAAGGAGACTTCCCTGTAGTTGATTATGGAAAATGCTATATTCAAGAACTTTCAGAAGCTACCGCTGTAGATGAATTTTTAACTTTTAGCGGTTCGTTAGTTGGATTTGGAATTCCATTGACAACTACAAAAGGAACAAACGTATTGAATAATGGCGACCCATTAAAAGTGGTGGTTACTGACCCAACTGCAACACAAATAATTAGAACAAAACAATTATGATAGATCCAAATAATATAACAACTGTCAGAGTTGATCAATTAAGTCCTGACTCAATCGGATTAAGTGATTTATTCCCGTTTGAGACTATTTCAGACCAAGGACTGAAAAAAGCTACTTTTGCAGATTTAGTGGCATTCATTGCCTTGCAAACAAGTGCTTTACAATTTGAGGTAAAACAAATGTCGGTAACACAAGCTTATATAGATGCTAATTTTGATATAACAGGTTTAGGTATTAATTTATGTGCGGGGTTTGCAATATGTAACGGTCAAAATGGAACAGAAAATTTAGATGGTAGGGTAGGAATTGGATATGGTTCTGTTCAAAATAATATAGGAGGTTTTGGAGGAGAAAAAGAGCATATTTTAACAGTTTCAGAAATGCCTGTGCATAGTCACGTTATTAAAGGTTCTGTAAACACAAGTGGAGGCGCAGGTGCTAATTCAGTTTCAAATACCGCTAATAACGCATCCGATATGGAAACTCTTTCAGAAGGTGGTGGATTAGCGCATAATAACATGCAGCCTTATATTGTTCAACTTTATATAATGAAATTATGATAGACCCATTATTAATAAGTACTATAAGAGTTGGTCAGTTAGTTGAAGCTCCATTTGCTTTAACAAACAATATTCCGCATGAAATTGGAACGGATTTAAAACGTGGTTCAGTTCAAGATTTAGCTAATTTTGTAGCTGGGGTAATTGGAACCACAGGAAGCTTGGCTTTTTTACCTATAGCCGTTGTAGATGGTCAAACTTTGCCTAACACAACAACAAATGAATGGTTTTTAGCCGGAAAAGGAACGTTTCATCAGTCAGGAGGCTATCCTGATATTATATGTACAGAAGAATTAAATGCGATTGTAGGAAATGGAACAAATTGGACTTTAGCTGTTGAAATTCCTATTGTCGTAGACCCTCCTGCGTCAAGGATAAGTCAAACAGTTACGGCAGGAGTTACTAATTATTCACCTTCTGAAAATGCTGTTTATTTGGCATTGCAAGGTCATTTAACAGGGATGCAATCCATAAGAATAGCAGGGGCTGGACAAACATATACTATTCCAACAGGAGCAACAGCAATAAAAGGGTGGATAAACGACGCTCCACAGCATTTAATTCTTCTGTGTAGTTCAATTTCCCAAGCCCCCTCAGTATTTTTCTGTTGTATAGGTGATTTTAAGACCAGATTTATCAAAATAGAAAATGATATCTGGAATATTATCCGTACCATATTCAATTTTAAAATCTGTAAGAGTATACTTATCCTTCAAATAGAGATATTTTGATTTTTCTGGAGAGTCTTTATAGATTCCCGGTGCAATTTCCACATCAATACCTGTATCACCAACCATCTTGAGGAGATCGTCAACTGAAGGTGAGAACGAGTGAAGCCTTACCGTAATAGTATCTTTAGTCACCACAAGCATCTGTTTTTCACAAAAACCTTGAAGGATGTGTTGACCAACTCGGACATAATTTTCTTCTGGGTTGTACGTTGAAAGGTGCATTTTATTTCTCCTCAATTATTTTTGGTGCCTTCTTGGCAGCAGTTGCAGCTTTTAATGCTTTAGCTTCTTTTGCCAAGCGTTTCTTCTCGTAAGATTCTACACCAGCTTCGACAGCAGAAGCAATCATTTCTTCCAGTGTAGGCATATCTTCAAAGTCTTGTTCGTCTTCAATCTGTGCAAGACGCTGATTCTGAGGACATTGCTCATCGCCACAATTGCAAGGTTGACTATTACGATATTCTTTGAACAAAGCAAGCCTTTCAATCAGTTCATCACCATCGAATAACAGATCAACACCTTTCAGGGCTTCAATAACTTCCTCTTCAGTGAGAAACCCACTGTACGTGTTGCGCAAAGAGCGTTCATTCAATTTCTTGTTGAATGTTGCAGTGTTATATACCTGTGCCTCGTGGCCATATGTTCCGTAGCTGAAGCCGTGCACTAAAAAGGTGCTCATCTCATCAACTTCCCAGTCATCAGCCGCCAAGCAGATCGCTGTACCTTCGCTTGCCGTACCCATACCAATCACAGCTACAATAGTTGCAGGGCAACGCTTCATATGTTGGATATATTGATGACCTACGGAAACGGATCCACCCGGTGACTGAATCCAAAGTCGGATAAGATCTTCTGGCCCAGCTTGATGATATACAGCAAAGTGCTCAAGATAGTCATCTGCATCATGAGAGATTTCATTGTGAAGGTAGAGATTATATTCACTACTCACGAAGCTCTTGCTTATAACCTGCGAAGGCTTTTGTATCATTGTTAGTTCAGACATATATCAACCCTTCTCAAAGTAAAATGCTTTAACCAAAGCCTTCGTAAGCTT